ATAAGACGTAATATCCGTTACTATTTAATAATGATTTAAGTGATATTCCATACGCATTTAACGAAGGAACGTTTATTTGTAAAGTTATATAAAACTCGTGTTCATCAGGAACCGGTATTACTGTAACTTCTTCTAAGTCTATTCTAGGCTCTTGTTTGGGTAAGTTGTTTAGTATATCCGCTTTTATTCTATATGATGTAAAATTAGTTATTGGTTCGAAAATAAACCGTCTCAAGTTGATTCCGAACGTAGGGCTAAGAATTTTTTGACCTGGGGTTGTAAGAAATATATTCTTAATACTATTCTTTATGGCATCCATATCGAAAGATCCCTGAATATCTTTTAAAATTACTTGTTTATTAAGCTGCTCATTATAATAAACAGCCGGCTCCATGTCTAATAAGAGATCTTTATACAGATACCCGTCTTCAAGAGCTGCATTTTCACTCTTATCAACTGCTGTGCTTGTTAGTTTTATGAGCGCCATTTATTATATTTAATGTAGCATCTAGGAATTAAGGAACTATAATATACTTATAGTATGCGTGTTAAAGGTAAAGCTGCAGTTGAGGTGGAAATAGATCCTAAAGAATTAGTAAAGGTTCTTAAAGACGAGGTGTATTCGAGATTAAATTTTCCTCGTCCAAATGAAGGGCGTGTGTATATTAAAGACGGGAGATTTGTTCATGAAAAGTCTGTATATACATCACATTCTTTCGAAATTGAAGAAGATCTAGGCCTTGCTATAGAAGACGATACTGAAGTGTTTACAGCGTTTCATACTTTAGCAGAATTTCTTAGAGATTAAGTTTCACAATACCGTGTGATTATTTGCAAGTCTGCATAAATAATATTATGGCAGATAAAAAGTTTGTTAACTTGCATGAATCTTATATGAGGAGATACGAGCGCGGCGGCTTCCTCGTTGGCGATGTTTTTAAGTTTAATGACAATTTCAAAAGTTCCGATAGCTATAGAACATTAGGATCAAATACGCAAGGTCTTATTGATCAAATGCTTGATTCGGGTCTTCATATAAGGGTTGTTGGTATTAAAGATACAGCGCCAGCTCGTTACCCTGCCAACCCCGCAACATCTTCAATTGATGTAAATTTAGATATTGCGCTTGATACAGGGGGAGGTAGATATTCACATTACTGTACCATTCCTTGTTGCTTAGGGCAGGCTGTAGAATATTACCCGAATCTTCTTCCTATTCCAGATGCGATGAGAAGAAAGAGTAAAGTTAATATTAAGCCAGAAGAGGTTGTTGAGGATGAAGAAATGCTTTCTAATAGAGCAGATAGAGGAGGGACTGAACCTCATGAGCTCACGCCAGTTGAGAGGTCACTTCCGAAGCAAAACACAGTGATTCCTAGTGACCCTGTTACACCTTCTCCAGCTGTAACTTCTTATACAAACCAGTACCTTTCAGATCTTAAAAGATAAATAATATTATGACAAAAAACGATCAACAATTAATGGCAGAAGCTTATCAACAAGTTCAAGAGGGAATGTTTGATAGGATAAAGTCTCGAGCTAGCCAGGCTGTTGGCGCAGTTAAAGGCGTTGGTGACCGAGTAAAAGGCGCCGCAAAAGGAGTTGCTGGAAAAGCCATGAGCGGAGCTGCTGAATTAGGAGGTAAAGCTCTTGGAATAGATGCATCAGAAGGTGAATTAGCTAAAAAAGGCGCGTCAATGCAGAAAGACGCTGCTAAAGATAAAGCAAGAGGAGAACGCTCTGGTCAAGAAGCAAAGTTTAAAAGTTATATAGCTAATTCAGCTAAAACCATTGTCAACGATCTTAACAAGTTGAATATGGAAGTTGGTGATCCAGACGCTCTTGCAGGTGAGATACAAAATTTAGTGTCGAAACACTTAAAGCAAGTTACTAAGAGTGGGCAGTTTAGAGATGCCAAGGGTAAGATAGGCGGTAAAGTAGCCTAACTTAAAGTATTTTCCAAATTTACTAAACAAGCAAAAGCGTTAATCTCTTTATCTACAACAAACGCGCTTTTATAGAGATGATCTGCAATAATAGCAATCATCTCTTTCTTTTTAAGATCTTCAATATTTGCTGTGTAGATAAAGTTTAAGTAGTTACCAAGTAGCGTATCATAGTCACCTTGAAACCTATCTTCATTTTCAATTAGATACTTTCTAGCTTCAAGACTCTTCTTACTTGCTATTTTCTTGTAGATCGACTCGAGAAGCTCGTTATCGCTATTAATGTTAACAATACACAGCTCTGAATCAATAACGTTCTTTTGAAGCTCATTGATCGCTTTCCGTAGATCGGGGAAGTGACGCTTGACGAGTTGTATAAATTTAACTTTTTGCTCTTCGGGGACTTTAACATTTTCATTTTTTAAGATATAATAACAACGCTTTACAGCTAGTTCTACTACAGGTTTAATATCTAAAGCTTGACATCTAGATTGCAAGGCGGGAATAATCTTATGCTTATAGTTAGCAGTAAGAATAAACCTACAATACTTAGCGTACGTCTCCATAGTATTACGCAACGCAGCTTGCGCTTGCGCAGTTAAACCATCAGCTTCATCTAAGATTACTACCTTTACTCCACCATCAAAGGATTTAGTTTGAGCAAAATTAGTGATATTATGTCTAATGGTATCAATACCAGATTCATCAGAAGCATTAATGTAAAGATAATTGCATCCAAGTATATCGTTAACAATAACTCTTGCAAGCGTGGTCTTACCAGTACCGGGATTACCAACAAACAGAAGATTAGGAATTTCATTTTTAAACTCTTTAACAATATTAAGAGTACGTTCATCTAAGATAATATCATCAAGCTTTGCCGGACGATACTTTTCAACCCAAATTTTATCAAAATCAATCATACTTATTTTCCGGAAGAACCAAAGCCTTTTTCACCACGAAGGGATTCTTCAATCTCACCCTCACTAACGTCAACATCATGATTATTATATACTACAAACTGCGCAATTCTATCACCAGCTTTAATTTCATAATCTCTACCTGTTAAGTTATACAGCTTAATTCCAGCGCTTCCTCTATAACCACAATCAATAATACCAGGGTGAGGGAGAATACCATGTTTAAATCCTAATCCAGATCTACCTTCGATTTTAACCCAATAACCAGGTTCAATATATGCAAACTTCAGTCCTACGTCAATAACAGCAGAACCTTTTGCAGGAATAACGTTATCCTCTACACTTGTTACATCTAACCCTGTATCGTCCTTATGGTTTTTAGAAGGGAGAACTGCGCTCTCGCTAGTCTTCTTAAATTTTAATATCATACACCTATAATAAGATATATTGTAAAATATTCAAGTGTAGATTAAATATATGTATGGCTGAAGAACTAGACGAGGCTGTTAACGATATTATAGCTCAATTAAAGCATAATAATAAAGTTGCCAAAAAGCCAGTTGATGAGAGTGTTCTAAATAAAGAAGACTTAGAGGATTTTCTTATTCAAAATTCAGGTAAACTTATTAAAAAGTCGTTGAGTATTGTAGATAATGTTAATGATTATATTTCATCAGCTCCGGAAAACAGAGATGTTGCGGCGTTAGCAGAACTTATTAAAGCATCCTCATCTGCTATTGAAACTCTTAATAAACTACATGTAGCTAAGGAAAGAAATGAAACTCAAGTTGCAGTTAAGCAGATGGATGTAGAGAGCAAGGAGAGATTAAACATTGCCGATAATCAAACTAGGATGTTGTTATCGAGAGATGATATAATGAAAGCTCTTATTGATAAAGATGACGACGTAATAGATGTTTAGCTTTTAGTGGGTGTATTCAATACCTACCTTCCCAGTTTGGCTCTTCCCCGGGTGGAAAAAAGTCACCAGTGGCTTCATCGAAAACCCAATCTATTGGCGGGTTATATGTTCCAGTAGCTTCATCGAAGACCCAGCCCTCCGGGTAACTATCTGCTGACCCAGCATAATATTGATCTCCTGGTTGAGACAGAGCAGATATAACATCAACAAACGGCGACGGTCTCAACGTAGTAGTCGTAGGTGCTGTTGTTGTAGTAGTAGTTATATTTGGATTTGGTGTAGTAGTAGTAATCATCACTACCTCTTCACAATCAACTTCACTAATAAGCGGATCATCCGGGTCTTTTTCATCTGGACAATTACCCGTAAGCTCACAATATTCATCCATAGAGCTACATGGCATGTAGTACGTTGTACCGTCTTCAGTATGAGTATGGTAACCTTGACAGCCTATGTCGATCGCCCGGTCAGTAGCATCATCTGGGGTATCAAATCTATCATCAATTACTGCGTCATCTACACCTTCACTATCTTCATCTTCCGGCCTAAGCGGCCTAGTACCAAGCCTTCCGGTGTTTGTATATAAGCTCATGGTACCAGTACTGTAATAAGCTTGTAATGTGTTAGTCCGGTTACCAATAGTTGCGTTTCCTAATAACGATGTTTCTATCTCCACACATTCTTGTTTAAATTGTTCATTTCCGGATTCGTTGCGAACTTTCTTTATAAAGGTTAGCAATCGTGTAATAGGATCATCTGTTGTAAATGACTCATTCTCTTCAGCATTAAAGTAATTTAATGTTTTCTTAAATACTAAGAGTCTGAAAGCAGCACCTAGTGAACCCTCTAAAGACTTCATAATATCTTCTGTAGCTTCAGAAATAATATTATGCATCTTTATATCTTTTATCATATAGTTACTGTTTGCTGTTCCCGGTGACCAGCTACTACCACCGCCACCTAAAGCGTTGACTGGAGCTTGAGAAGGTTTTTGTGGCCGCTTACCACCAAATAGACCACTCACATATCCAATAGCAAAACTACCAAGTAAAGTACCTTTACCACCTAATGCTTGTCCGCACTTTGCTCCAAGACTACCAGCAGCGTTTGTCACTATACCTTGTCCTATACCTTTTAAATTATCCACTGCACCGCCGATGATGTTATCTAAAGAAATAGAATTTAATGATACACCTAAATTAGAAAATGATGCTGCAACACCTTGTAACGAGGTTTGTAAATTATTTCCTAATTGACCTATAGTATTTTCCATTACACTAGTACCCGATCCCAAGAGTGCATTTCCTGCATTTTGAACTATACCCTGTGCTGTGTTAGCTATGTTTGGTAATAGACCTGTAGCTACACTTCCTATGGCCCCAATAGGGTTTGTTACGATCCCTCCAATAATAGTTGTATTAAAACCAGTTCCTCCAGCAAATATATTATCAACCGCCGTCTGCGTACCACTTTGTATAATCCCACCGGCAACATCAAATACCGGGTTCAGCACCGGAGCAATAGCTTGATTCAAAGAACCAACTAAATCTTGCGCTATCCCATTACCTGCTTGCTGCAGACCACCAATTCCTTGTTGTATAATACCTACTGCTCCATTGTTAGCATTTTGTATTACCGACCTTGTAACGTTTTGCAGTACACTATCTGTAATCGATTTAGGATTTAAGTTACCTATTTGTCGTATAGCATTTACTATCTCATTATTACCAGCTATAGCTATCTTACCTATAACTTCTGAAACTATATTTTCAAGCGCTGAAGTTGCTGCATTTACAAATTTAGGTCCTATATTATATATTTCACCTATACCTAATGGAGCTGCTCCAAAGCTTAAATTAAGCTCTGCATTAGCACGTGCTGTTGGAGCTTTATCAATAAAAGGTAAAGTATTATCATCATATATACTACTCTGAAAATTAAAATCAAAAACTCTTGACGTCTGTGTATTTGCTTCTCTTAAAATGTTTTGAATAAAACCTGTACTTTTATTAAAAATACCTAATCCAGCATTTGAACTATTGCTCCTAAAAACTGGAACCGTTGAGTTAGATTTTATTGAATGGGTAGTAGCTGCTTGTTGGTCATTTGACGGGGCATATATGCTCTGCGGACCTCTATTTGCTGTAAATTGTCTGAAATAATTAGCATACGGACCATTACTAAGCTGTGATATGTAGTATAAAATAGAATACTCGTCAATTTCATCACTTCGCTCATCAAGATCTTTTACAAAATTTTGTAATTGCGTAATACCTAGCTGGTATATCTTCTGAAAAGATTCCATGAACTCTAGATCTGCATTAGAAAATTCTGGATAAGCACCATTTTCAGTACCATCACAATTTTCACGATACTGAACCTCGAACTGCTCTTTAGTTCTTTCTAAAGAGCGTAAAACTTCTATTTTGTTGTTTATTCTAGGCATCTTATCCGTATATATTGTTAATGTTAAAGTTGGGATCCTTATCTATTTTCTTTTGTAATCCTTCTATATCTTTATTAACCTCACTTACAGGCCCTATACATGGCTTTACACACTGTAAAACATTCTGGTACCTATCCTTTTCGAAGCGATGACGTACAGTTGTAACAAACCATCTACCTAACAGTTTAGCGTCATTACCTACTGTTTGATTATTTTGATTACGTCGAAAGACATCAATGAATGTACAAGACCTTCTATTAGTATCTCCTATATTATCGATATTTAATTGTAAATTAAAAAACAGCAAATTAGACACCATTTGTGCTCTCGCCAAGCTCAAGACTTCATAATGTCTAAATGGCATTATAAAAGGTTTATATATATACTTTTCTTTTTGATCTAGATATAGATTTGGTCGTGGTAATCCTCCAGCACAAGTAAAAACTTCAACAAAAGCTCGGCTCCACTCCTCTTTCATATCCTCTATAACTACTGTTTCTTTAGAATGCACACCTGTCTGTGGATCGTGAGTACTAACCGTGTAATTTACAAAAAATTCATTCGTAAAACGCGTCATAGGCGACGTTAAGTTAGTATTTTTCAACGGCCCTGTAACTTCATTAAATGGTACAGGTTCATCCGGATCCGGATTATTTGGATTTCCACCGTCACCTTTTTTTATCTCTTGGCTATCACTTAAGTCGTTTACTGTAAATGATTCCTTTACAAGCTTTTTATTATCATGAAATATCTTAGTTAACGGTTGCAGAGTAAACTTACCACGCTCTGTATTCGTTCCTCTTTCTTGTTTAAGAATGCTTTGTACAGCTAGATCACCATCACCAGATTTATTAAAGTTTATTCTTAATAAATATTTGATTAAATCAGAATATCTCCAGCCCTGTGGTGGTATAATATATTGCGGAAAAACTTTAATAAGATGGTCACCAGGAGACCATTTTTTTGGATCAATTTCAAAATCAAACTCTTCTAAAATTTGTTGAATTATATCTCCAACATACCCATTATATCTTTTGCCGTATGGAATTGATTCGTTTAATTTATAATAATCGACATCTATTAGAGAAAATGTCTTGAAGTTATTTGACCGGTCAGTTTTAGATACACTGTTGTTTTCATCCTCAATAACAAATTCATACTTTAACTGTCTTTCTTCTTGAGTTGCCGACATAGTACCATCTTGGTCAATCTGATACAATTTTACTTCGAGGATATCCTTACTGTCACCGCGAAGCCGTACATTATGCTCAATAAAGTCGTAGGGGTTGTTTACAGTAATACTACCTCTGGTAAATGGTTCGAAAATTGAATCAACGATATCTAAGCTTACTATAGATGATTTTGTAAAATCTATAAGATTTAATGCACCGTCATCACTCTCAAAACTGTCAGCGCATTTGAGTTTAAACTCACAAAAAAACTTCGCCCCGTTTATAGGAACCACATGATTCGGATCATGGCTCTGTTTATCACTTGGCATAAATTAAAAATGCTTATTATTATATACAGTAGTATTGGTAATTTGCCCGAAGATAAGCCCTCTTTTATCTGGTAAGATGTAACTTAACTGTGTACCTCCTTCAACCCAAAACTTTTTGCCTATAAGATCTTTATTCAAGAGATAGATCATCCACCAGCTTTCTATATTACCATATAAATTATATGACGTAGTAGTTAAAGGTTCTCTACTCTGCACAATATATGTATCAAGCAAAGAAGAGTCTATATTCTTCGGAAACTCAATCTTATTAAGTAAGTTATAGAAATAAAACTCCTTACCATTCTTAGCTTCGGTAAAGACTTTAAATATTCTTTCATATCTAGAAAGACCTAACTTTTGAAGATCTTTAATTTCGTTTTGATATTTTCCTGTTGTTCCTGTTAAGCTCATTTTAATTATCTAGTTGTTTTCTTCTGGGTATACTTCACTTAATGCTTGTTGATAATCAGATATAATGGCATCAGTTTCACTTATAAGATTTTCAGTGCGTTGTTGATCCTCTGGTGTATAAATAGCACTCACCTGGTCTATCTCTCTAACTACTGCCGCTTCTTGCCGCCGCTGTTCACCTAATTCTATATCTCTCTCAGATCGATTAATCCAGTGTTCGCTATAAGCTCGTAAATACGCTTGCGGATCTCTTTCTCTAACTGGTGGTTGTTCTGGTCTAGGACTTAAAATCTCCGCTCGACTTGGTGCACCTTGAGTCGACTGATGTACATCTACCTGGCGCTGTGTTCTAGGATCAAATTGATCAGGCTCTAGTCCCCGTTCTTGTGCGCGGGCTGCACCTACCATCATTTGCTGCGTCGATGGTGGAAATGCTTGTACTATACGTTGATCATCTGCGCGGTCAACTATAGTTCTTGTAGCCTCTGTTCTTGCATTTGCCTGATTTATCTGATTTTGTAAAATCCCTCCAACCAGACCATCATCCGACGACACCGCGCGTTGTGGAAGATCATCATACTTCTGACCCGGAACTGTTGGTTGTGGTTGCATATTACCGGGCTCTCTATTTTCTTCAATATTAGCTTGAGCTGGTTGGCTTCTTAAATAACTCAATAGATTCTGTCTATCTTCTTCTTGTAAATTATCAGCATTGTCTACATATTCTTCATTATTAAGATATCTGTCCGTGATAGGATCTCCTGTAGAAGGTACTTCAGGTTCCGGATTAGTAATTGCTTGATTCTCTCCTCGTAAAAAGTTGGTTAACGCACTCGGTTCATCACTGTCTGCTTGTTCGTTAAACCTTCTATTAAACTCAAAGAAATCCGGTGCAGGTTCTTCAGTCTGCCCGGATGTAGTACTAACTGCTCGCCGCCCTTGCTGTTGCTCTGTATACGTTTGTGCTAGCCTGTCTTGTCTTTCTTTTTTATCAGCAGCTGCCTTTTCTGCTGTTTCCCTTTCCTTTCTTTCTAACTCTGATGGTGATGGTAGTCCCCACCCACCTCCTCCTTCATATAGCCCATCTGCATTATAGCCGTTTTCTATATTTAACTTCTCTTCTTCTGCTTTTCTCTTAGCTTCTTCTTCTGCTTTTCTCTTATCTTCTGCAGCTTTAGCTGCTTCTAATCTTTTTTGTTGTTCTTCTAGTTCTTTTTTCTTCTGAAAGGCCCGAGCTGCAGAATCTTTATCAGCTTCTTCTCTTAATTTTAAATAGCTAGCATCCCCCCCATCAAACCCCTCCACGCGATCAGTCATTTGTACAAAGTTTGCTGCTTCAATAGTAAGCGACTTAAACTGAAAATTAAAACCATATGCCTCTGGTATAATATTTTTACCAATTCGTCTTCTAGCTCCTATTAACTTAATACCAAAATTTTCTAAATAAGCCCATTCTATATAGCGGAGACCGGGTATCTCGATATGATATATCGCCGGGAATGTCATTTCAATCGGTCCATATCGATACGGTCTGTTCATCATAGTGAACTCTTTAATGAACTTTAAATTTTGCTTAAAACCTTTATTACCTCTATAATCATTTAATGTATTAGATAAAACAAACTCAATATTAATACCTTCGTCAGTATTACTGTATTGATAAAACTTTGGCGTTTCAATATACGAACCTGGAGCTCCAACTGTCTGTAAACCGGGTAGTTTTTTACCTGTTAGTTTTTCGAAGGCACCGCCAGCCATTTGCCCGAAAGCACCTACACCACCAGCCACCTTTTCTGCCATAGCATTACCACCCGTGTTACCTATTTCTCTAGCCCCGGCTATAGTACCACCAATTACATTCTCAGCAGCGCCACCGAGCTTTTCAATTGCATCTCCAAATAAGAATGTACCGGCTCGCTGACTGATTGGTGAAAAGGTGTTTTCATACTCACTTGAAAACCCTCTTATATTATCGTCAAAGAACGGAAAATTAAGATCTGCTAACACTGCACTAGATGAGTACATATCTTTATAAAACTGCAAACCCGGGTTGGTTCCTAATTTTTCAGCTCTTGCAGATGAAGAGGCGATATTGATATAACCATTAATGAATTGCTGAAGCTGTGAAAACTCCATTTTATAAGCCGTTACATACGCATTTGGTGTTTGTTCTCTTAACTTAGACCCGGCAGGCGCAGTCGTCCAGTCATAGTCATTTACTATGTCGTACGTCTGCGGTTTGCTACCCTCTCCAAAAGGATTTGTATACGCCTCGGCCATACATATATTTATGTCGCCATACCTGGCGTATGCATGCTATATGGCGAATTAAAATAACTACTTCTACTATCTTGGTACGTAGGCCCGGATAAATCACCCTGTAATTCATTACTTTGAGGTATTGGAACGTTAGGTAAAGCTGGTGTATTACCGCCACCAGCTGGTTTTTTAACTAGTATTTTTGTAAGCTCTACTAACTGATATAGATATTTGTTAGATGTTTCAATTGCAGCTATTTGAAGCGCTGCTAGCTTACTAGAACTACCGCCTGATTCACCTAATAGCTGACTTATAGCGCCTCCCTTCTTCATTCCTAAAACATCATCTTTTGAGCTAAACGGCGTTATTACTCCTCGTTGTATTATAAAGTCTTGTAGTTCTTTTTGCTTAAGTGCTTGTGTGTCGCCAGCCTGAATGGCTGCCATTTTTTTCTCTGTTAAGCTTGGGAAGGCACCTAAAACAAATTTACCAAGCCCGGTCATATCAAACTGATCAGCTAAAATACCGGCTACTTTTCTACCAACAAAATCTCCAGCTATAAACCCTAAGAAGGTTCCAAGTCCCCCGGTTACCGAGCCAAGCGCTGTTGCTAATGCGGCTCCTGCTGCAACACCTCCTAAGCCTTCTACTACACGTTTACCTACTTGTTGTTCTAAATCTTCCATCGAACCTTTAGGATCTTTAGCGTACTTATTAATATCAAAAGCAGCGAAAGCACCTTCAATTACACTTCCAATAATAGGTACCCGTCTTAAGACCCCGCCTAATAATTTTTTACCAGGGCCGGCCATCCACTTTCTTATACCGGCCCAAGCTGCTCTTAATGGCGCGCCAGCTAACTTTCCCACATATTTTATTCCCTCTACTGCCTTACCACCAATAAACTTTGCACCCTCGACACCCTTTTTTAACAACTGCCCGCCGCCTGAAATCACCTTACCACCGAAGTCCTTAATCCCGCCAAAAAATCTTGAAGCTAATGACGGTTTTCTAGCTGCTTGTTGCGCTACTTGCGAAGTTGCTCCTGGTACAGCAGATGCTGTAGATTTTGCTAATGCCGGAAACAATTTTCCTATACCTGGTATTTTTTGAAGAGCTCCCTTAAAAAAGTTACCAACAGATGTTAAAGCACCAGTGATAATATTTTTTGCAGAAGTAAATACACCCTTAACAGCATTTACACCTCCAGATATAGCAGATCCAAAAGCCTTCCACACAGGTAAGTTTCTGAAACCTGTCCACAGCTTACTAAAAAATTTACCTATTCCAGATATGGCACCTTTTAACATGTTCCAAGCACCCCGGCCTAATCCTTTAATAGCATTCCACACACCTCTAAATATACCTTTTAATATACCCCAAGCTTTTCCTATACCCCATTTAATAAAGCCCCACACTTTTCCACCTACAAATTTAATAGACTTCCATAACCAGTTACCTATAACCCTGAGAAGAGCTCTACCTGCGCCTGTTTTTCCAAGCCCGAGCATACCTAATAACCCGGTTAACCACCCTAAAAGGCCTTTACCTTGCTTTTTTCCATCTTCTGATAATTGCTTAGATACATCTTTAGCAGTTTCTGTTGTTGCAGCAACGGCTGTTTTACCCTTTTCATCTGGCTCGTACTTCTTTTTTAATCTAAACCACGACTCAACAATAATATCCATCTTATTTCTAAGTCTGGATTTTTCTGCTGTTTGAAGACTTGGAGATATTTTTTGCTGTTTTTTATTAACT